CATCTGCTATAAGATTACCTCCGTAAACATTTGTATATCCATTATCATTTATATTTCTAAATTTAAATTCTCCTGCACTGGTAAAATATACTACTCCTGCTGTAACTCCAGGTTGATGAAATCCAATACCTGGATAAAGATTACTACCATTGCCATTAACCATCATAGATGTAGCAGCATATCCATTTCCAGTTGGTTCTCTGAAATAACAATTATATAATCTACCTTCTGAATAATTCCAATGACCAACCTCTTTAGAGTTAGACATAAAAGTTATCATTCCATCTTGATGCCAATTTAGACCAGTATCATTATCTCCTATACTAAGACTATATGACGGAGCATCTCCTTGTCTCCTGTTAATAAACAATCTTCCGTCTTCCATTAATGTCATCTTATATCCTTCTGTTCCATACCACCAATCAAAACTTCTTGAGTCTCTCAGTCCTGCTCCGACAGTCCATATAGGTTTATCTCCAAATCCATTATTACTATTAAAATAACCAATGGAAGCTTGTTGTCCAGACCTATTAACTACACCAAGTTTACCATAATCTGACTGACTATATCTTACAAAGATGCCTTCATTATTTGAACCAGTAGGTCTTATTTCATAATTACCAACTAATCCAACAAGACCTCCTGTGGTTCCTGAAAGTCCTGTATCATAGAATCTTCCATTACTTCTGTATCTTGTATAAGCCCATCCATTACTTATATTATTAATCTCAAGTCTATCAGCAGATGTATATATTCTACCATTAGTGCTTACTGGTTGAACATCTATATCAGAACCTAATACAGAAATTGAATTATTGATTTCAGCATTAATAACTGAACTACTTTGTGAATTATAATATAATACATAAAAAGGAGTATCAGTAGAACTATTATCATAAATAATAGTTTTAATTGAATTTAATGATGCAGCAGACTTCCAACAAAGACCTCCCCATTTAACACCTTGATATGTAAAAGTACATAATCTTGGAGCATCTTGGTCAGGGTCAATTCCATAACCAGTATAAAATACTCCAGCAATACATTTTGTACTATTATATTGTTTTATAAGATTAAATCTAACAGACCCATTTCCATAAATACCATTAGACCTTCTATATATCATTTCACCACTGATAAACTTATCACCAATACCAGCAGTTCCAATTCTAACTAAACCTACTACCCAATATCCATAATCTACATAAATGTTTTGACCATTGAAATAAACATCTCCTAAATTACTAATATCTTCAAGGAAAGCTATTGGTTTCCAAGCATTCCAAGTTGTTATTCTTCCATCTCTATAATAAGGTCTACTATTTGTATTATTAGTACTACTTGGGCCTGCAAGTTGCCATACACCATAATCATTACTCCAACCCTTTAGAGTAAGTACACTATACCATTGATTAGTAGGAGTTCCTTGCATAGAAAAATAAGCATTTACACTACTATTTTCAACACTATTAGGAGTTATTACTTCATTTCTTCTATCTACAACTTTTACATAATCAACATATCTTGAAAATTCTACTTTATTCTGATTACCATTATAAGATAAAGCGTAAAGATTACTATCTACTGAACCATCTGCTTTGAGGAATTGGGAAGCAGTACCTCCTGAAACTTTTTCATATAAACCAGGCAAAGTGATAATACCATTTACAGGTTTATAGACAGTGCTATTCAATGATATGTCTCCTCCACCAATAGCCTGTCCATTAATCCATTTCTGAGATGCAGCATCATAGACAAGAGCTTGCTTGTCTTGAGGGTTGCTAATATTTGTATCAGCTAAATCTTGTAATGTAAATGATATACCTCCTGAAGAGCTAATACCAAGAGCTGTGATACCTCCTGTCATATAGAAGTTAGCCATCTCTTCAGCACCATCAGAGTTATATTTAACTCCTTTTATAGCATTTCTTTCAGCATCATACTCCAAGAATATATCCCCAATCTTTATCTTAGGAGTTTCTATCTTGTTAGTAAGATAGATTTCTGTACCATTAAAAGTACCATAGACATTACCATTAGCTTGATATGTAGCACCCCAGAAAGTGGCATTCTTTAACCTATTAATAGAGTCCCTGTTTTCTTTACCTTTGTTACCTGCATATGCAGTATCAGCAGTTTCACCTAAAGCAAGTGATTTACTGATTTCTACATAAGATGTTCCTGACCATCTATAAGTAAGATTAGTGTCAAGTGTTACATATATCTTTCCACTTTCTCCTGTAGCAGGCAGTGCTGAAAAAGTACTATATTCAAGTACATCATCCACATAAGAAGGAAGGTACATTGATGATATTAAACCATCATTGTCAAGAGGTACTACACCTCCTGCTCTACCTTTCTGACTCAATGGGATATAATCTTTAACAGCTTCACTGATAGCTGTATTCATTTGAGAGGTTGTAGAATAAGGACTAAGAGCTTTAGTAAGATGGGATACAGCTATCTGTTTATCAGGGTTATCTCCATCACCAAGTATAGACCATAAGAGGTCTTCATCCATTCCACCTCCACCTCCACCTCCACCAGTATTAAGACCTAAAGCTGATACAAAGCTATTAGAGTAAAAGCCTCTTGGAGTACCATCAGATTTATTTGTTACAAATATATCCTGATTTGAATCTTCTGCAAAGTAACCTGCTATCTTGTTCCATAGTGTCTTTTCAGCTAATGTAACATGGATATCAGCATTATTTATATGATTATTTAATAGGTTCTGTACAGGAGTTACTGCATCAACTACAGCCTTTGAGATGGCTGAATTAGTTTCTGACTTAGTATAATAATTACTTAGGTCTACCTTAATATCAGTGAGTCTCATTGAAGACCAATGAGTTGCTCCTGCCTTTTGTATAAATAGCCTATCTTCAGTAGGAGTAGTATCAGCCCAATCACCAACATTAGTTAATTGACCAAGGGAAGAAGCACCTCCTGTACCTCCACCCCCTCCATCTGATTTACCCATAGCTGTAAGACCTCCATAAGTGTAGAAGTTTCTTCCTACCTCTGCACCATCAACTATCTTATTTACAACATACAGGTCACTATTCTCATCTTCCTTAAACCATTTACCTATTATATCTTTTACAAGTTGAGTTACAACATTGATATCTATATCTCCACCACCTGTGGGAATATTATCTATTTGTTGTTTAACCCATTCTTGAGTAGCTAAACCTGTTAAGTCAAGATGGCTCTTTGGAATAATTTCATTTTCAGCATCAAGAGCCTTCCACATATCTTCAAGTTTGAAAGTCTCTTCAGGTATCTTCATGCCATACCATTGTTTAAGTTTAGCATCATAACCTAAATAGAACTTATCAAATGTCTTATCTACACTGTTATCTGTTGTAGACTTCTTGACATCAAGAAGCTGCCATAAATAAAGAGAGCTAATTGAAGAATAGAATTGTAATGTAGTTACCTGAATATCATCAGGTTTAACATAATTGGCTTGACAGGCTAAATCTACAACCAAGAAGGCATCTTTATAGACTACCCTTGCATCATAACCCTTTGAATAGCTTACTTCAAAACTGTATTCTCCAGTTCTTTGTACTGAACCTTTTATGGTGAAGGTAATTTCATTTCCAGATACAGAATAGTCAGGAACACTAATTAATGTACCTGAACACCATACCTTGAATCTTATATTTGTAGCAGTGGACAGGTCCTCAGGAATGTTAACATTATCAACAGTCTTAGTTATAGCCCATACTACCTTTATATCATTACCTTTAACTATTTCCATATTAATTCAATTTGAATTGACTCTTGAGGTCCTCTATAAGTTTATTGACCTCTTCTTTAGTATAATAATTAGATAAATCTCCTGCAATCTGCACATTAGATTTAACTTCTATACTATTAACCATTATATTACTATTTGTTAGTGTATTATCACACTGACTGGCATCATCTACAATAGTAAATACTGAGGATTCAGTTATTCTTGCATCATAGTCTTTTGACCAAGATGCTTCAAAGCTATAATTACCAATCCTTGTATTCCTTCCTTTTATTGTAAACTGGACTTGATTAGTATTCAGAATAATATAATCTGTTATTTCAAGCTTCCTGCCATTACTATTCACATAAATAGTAAGGTTACTTACTGTATCTAAGTCTTCCTTGATAGGAACTCCATCAACTACCTTAGTTATACTCCAAGTAACCTTAATATCATTTCCTCTTAAAATGTTCATTATTTATCCTCTTTATGTAGCAGGAGCAGCCTCAATAGTTACTGGAATAGTTGTACCATCTATCAAAGTAAGAGTTCCACTTGTTATAACTCCAGCAGAGTCTTTAATAAGTTTTAGACTCTTTACACTCTTTGAGAATGTATTCCATACATTATAAAATTCTTGTCTTCCAGATACAGGCTTTGTAAGATTAGTTTTCATTTCACCTACATCCTGCATATCTTTATCTGAATAATCATTGGTAGATAATCCCTTACCTGCTACAGCCTTTACAGCATCAGTAATCCCATAACCTTCCAAGGTTGTAGGTTTATTAGTTACATTATCAAAGGATATAGAACTGTCTTTACCTAAGACAGTCCATTCTCCATTATTAAAATATCTTGCAGTACCTTTATACAACCATAGCATATTGGTTGGTACTGGATTAGGTGATATTGCTATTCCATTTAAATTTTTCATATCATTATTTATTAGTAGTACTTGGTTTTTTCTTTAAAGCTTGCCTCTTAATACTTGCATCAGTTCTTGCCTTTTCTTTATCAAGTTCCAACTTCTGCTTGTCAAGCTTTAACTTCTCATCAAATTCTCTTATTTTCTCTTTAAGAGAAGCCTTAGCTTCCTCAGAAAATTCATCTGGGCTAATACCATCTCCTTCTATATCATTTTTTGATAACTGAGCTACAATAATCTTAGTCTGATTGTCTCTTATATTAGCTTGCTCTTTCTGCTCCAATTCAGCCTGCTTCTGCTGTAATTGAGCTTGAGCTACTTGCTGTTGAGCTTCAAGTTGCTGTTGTTGTTGCTGAGCCTGTCTTTCTCTAATATCTCTTTCATCTTTCTCAATAAGTCTTTGTTTCTCTGCAAGAGAAGATGAAGTATATAGCTTAGTAATAGTAGAGAATGACAATGTTTGAGTCTGAAGAGCTGCCTGAGCCAAGGTATCTAATTTAGCCTGAAGTTCCTGGGTTCCATTACTATTGTCTACCACTAAACCATAGTCAGCTTCAGCAAATTCATCACCATCAATTTCCATTATTCTTGTTGATGTATCAGATAGTATATACTGGAACTTCTTACTTCTTCCTTTCATTGCAACCTTAGCTGTTTCAAGAAAGGCTTCAAGTACTCTTTTCTTAACATCATCATGGATTACAAACAACCATTCAGTAATATGACTTGATTGAAGAGTAGCTCTTTCTACTCCACCAACAGTTTCTCTATTAGATATTTGCCCTTCCCTTTGTTTTGTGATACCAACAACCTCAGACATCTCTATTTTAATAAATTCAAGAAGATTTATCTGCTGTTGTATATAGTTTCCTATGTTAGTTTCTAACATACCTCTGCTTGCATTGTTAAGACCACCTGCAAGCTTTCCAGTGGCAGCACCTATATTACCTTCCTTAAAACTGTCAACTACTGCAATATGATTAGTTCTTGCAAAGTATATCCATTTTTCAACTTCCCAACCTCTTGGAATCTTAGCTAAATCAAGCTCAAGAATTGAGCCCCAATTTGAAGCAATAGCCTTATTTAATCTATCATGAATAGCATCATATAAATAATTATAAGGCTTCATCATATCTACAAGAGAGAAAGGTTTAGTATCATTAAGGTTATATACTGAACCAATAATACCAAAATGGCACCTTGATGGGTTACTAAGTCTATTGTACTGAATAACTCTTGGACCCATATCAATGAATATACCATCTTTTGCATCTCCAATCAATGTTCCTTGCCAAGCTTCATTTATCCAGAATGATTGTGACTCTTCCCCATTATCCTTATCTATTACATAATTCTCAGGATAGAAATCATAAGTTTCTTCCCCTGTCTGAGGGTCATAGGATTTAACCTTCAATATCTTCTTCTTGGACTTCCAGTACAATCTAAGTACTCTCAAGTTACCTGCAAGGTCATAAGGAAGTAAAGAACCAGCAACTCCTTCAGAGAATAATCCAGCAGGGTCAAAAAAGTATGAACCATCAGAAACAGTTACTTCATCTCCCATCATACTTGGGTTGACAAAACCAAACCTTTCATCTATATTGTCCATACTGTCAGTAGCAGCCTGACCTACATGGTCAGGAAGATTTTCTATATACTCTATATCCTTCTTGGTAAGAGAATCATAATAAGTATCAATTACTCTTCCTGGACTCCAGTAATCTTCAAGTATAATAATATCTGCATCCTCAATCTTATTACTGTATCCACTTTTGAATACTCTAATCTTTAGAGGATTAATTCTTTCAAGAGTTGGCTCACCACCTACAATATCACATTGATAAATCTCTTCACCAACTGCCATTGCATCCATAAAGCCCTGATTGAATATCAAAGGTATATTATACTCTTTAATATAATGATTAAGCAGAGCATTAGCTCTTATCTCTCTTAGGTCTTGCCACTCATAAGTATAATAATCATTAAGCTTCTCAAGCTTATTATTGAAATCATCCTCTGAAACAGAGTTATCTCTCATGAGCTCCTGAAGGTCTTGTAATAGGGCATTCTTCTTATTAGTCTCTATTTCAGATATTGCAGTTGGGTTTGTTACTACTACCCTGAAATCAAAAACTCTCTTTGATTCTTCACCCTTAAGTACATTCAACTTACTATTGATTATAGGATAGTGTTGCAGTCTCTCAGGTATATAACCTGCCTTAATATCATCAGGATTAATAATAATCTCAAGGTCTTGCATGTGCAATCTTCCATTCAATAAATCATAATTTATCTTCTTATGAATTACTGATTTTCTAACTAAATTATAGTTGAAGAATGTCTTTTGGTTAGCCCATAACAGACAGTCCTTTCTCCATTGCTTTGTTTTCTTAGAGAAAGGAAGCATCTGTCTGGGAAAGTTTATATTATCTGCCATAGTCTTCCATATTTAATTTTATTACAAAAGTAAGTAAAAATCTCCACTTAACCAAGTATATAAGTGATTTCTTTATTGAAGTGCTTCATTCAAACTAAATTTACTGAATTTATTTGGGTCCTTATAATTAAGAGTGAAGAATTTATCATTTCCAAGATAATCTTTTGGTATTGAGCCCTGGTCTTTTGAAGGATTTCCCTGATATAATATCATCTTCTCTTCTCTATATAACATGACCATACCTAATGCCCTGATTCTATCCACATTTATCTCTGGGTTAAATGCAATTAACTCTTCAATTAATGCTCTATTTCTCAGGTTAAACAGATTATATGTAGTTACCTCTGAGCTTTCTATACCATTCTGCACAGTAAATGTTACAGGCTTCATTAGCCAATCTCTAATAAGATTATTGGCATACATATTAATAGCTGCTGTAGCATTAACACCTTTTTGGTTACTTCCAAAGTTACTGTACTTAATAAGCTGTTTATCTCTTAAATACTCAGGAGTATCAGCTAATAAATGAGTACAATTCATCTTCTTAAAGTAAGCAAAGATACCCTTTTTATTTGATTCATACAGACATGTTGCATTATAAAATAAACACAGAAGTCTTACTATTTCAAAGTTATCATCTGCAAATGCCTGTCTACCAGTATATTCAGCTACAATCTTATCAGTCCATAAGTCAAGAACAAAGGTAGATGATAGAGATGAAGACTCAGCTTGGTCATTATCTACAGGGTCATGACCTATAATGTATCTTGTATTTGGGACCTTTCCAGACCTATCCTTTTGAGGCATCTCAAAGATTTCTACAGCCCCAGGAGTATCATTCTCAACTCCATATTTTCTAATTGGGACATCATCAGTTAAGATAAACTCTACTTCTTCTTTACCCTGAACTAACTTACCTACATATACATCATCAAAGGCATGTACATCTTGGTCTATCTGACTTAATCTCTCTGTAAGAGAAGTGATAGGGAAGTAGGCTGCTTTAACTTTAATAATAGCTTCTGCTGGTGTAATAGGGTCCTCAGCAATTACTCTAAGTACTGATTGTGGGTCTGCACTATATTTAGCTTTATATCTTGCAAGAAGAATCTCTATAAGAGCCTTAACTACATCAGATACTCCATCTTCATTATAACAACCAGCTCTATTAATATAAGCAGGAAAGAAGTACCCAAAAGTAGATTTACCTTGCTTTGGTTTATCATATACATTATCAAGTGCATATATATTATAACCTTCAGGATTATATAACAGTGTTTTAGCAGAGGTAAAATCTGACTCTTTTTCACTGGCAGTACCTACAAGATATTGACATGCAAAAGTATAATCACCATCCTCTACTGATTTCCTTGTTACATCATACAAAGAAAGAAGGTCTTTGAAGTTACCCATCTCTTCATATAATATCCAACCTCTCTTACCTCTTAACTTACCAGAGTCATCTTTAGCTGATACAGCCATTACTTGATTTAATGAACCTTTCTCAATGCCATATTCATCCTTATAACCCATCTGCCAAGACATCTCATTAGGAGAGTTCTTTAACATAAGGTGAGGGAAAGGGGTATTAGCAAAACTAAAGTTAATTGCAGGTTTGAACTTAGAAAGGGTACCATCCTTATCATCCTTCAAATATTCTTTCTGATAAGCTGTAAGTACTGTAATAACCCTTCTTTTGGACTCCTCACTTTCTCCAAGTATAAGATTATGTCCCATAATTGCAGAAAGAGAATATGATTTACCACAACCTCTCTTTGCAAGTTCAATTCCATGATGACCTTTCTCTCTTGCCTGATACAAGTAATGGAATCTCCAATCTATGCCTTCAAAAAAGAAGGGAAAAGACTCCTTTCTAATGGCTTTCTTCTTCCCTTTCTCTACTACATTGACAAGCATAGGTTGATAGTTAAGAAGCCAATAATGATAGCCTGAAACCCAGGCTCCATCAGACTCCCTAACATAACCTTCCCAGCATCTTCTTCTCTCTTCATCCCAAAACTTTCTATACTCAGAATTGGGATTACTATTAGGTTTTAGAAAGGTATAACATCCATGCTCCATATAATGAATAGCTGCTTTTCTAAAGTAGTTAGCATCTGTCATTATAGGAGGATTAGTAACATCTACAATAGCTCTTCCCTTTTCATCTCTTGGTAAATCTTTATAATAGGGTCTGTTAGGAGATATTAATCTCTTGACAAACTCTACACTACCAAGAATCTCAAGTAATTGCTCCTGAACCTCCTGAGGAAGGGTATTCATTAGTTCCTCAGTTAGTTCAGTCTGATATTTATTCATTGCTACCATTGCATAACTCCTTAAAGTTTTGTGTATTAATATACTCCAGGAGAGATTTGGTAATATAAGTGGTTAGGAGGGAAAGAGCTTTAGTTTCTTCTGTATCAGTAACAATTCTATTAGAATACTGAGCACCAAATGCAGGTATCTTTTCACTCTTACTTACAAACCAAACTTGCATTCTATAAGTCTTCTGTGACTTAACTACAGGGTTAGTATCTATTATCTTATGTAATACAAAGTATCCCTTTCTTCTATTAGGAAAGCCTTCATAATATACATTAAGTCCTTCTACTATATCATTTATTTCCATAACTATTTATAATTAAATGTATATCCTAAATAGGATTTCTTATTTACATGGGAGTACACTATAAATTTATTATCCATAAATACCTAATATACAATGGGTTAGAGGTCCTCATATATTGCTTTTTCTTGTGCTCCTCTAACCTTATCATTTTGTGCAAGTTCCTTAACAAGTGCTCTTTCAGCTTCATCAAGGTCTTTAATTAAAGAAGGTATTTGTTTAATAGTAGCTGTTACTGTATTTAAGGTATATACAGGCTTACCTTTATCATCTTCTTTAGTAAGGTCAATATCTCTTAATAGTTGTCTCAACTTGTCTACTGCAACTCTTGTATCTTCAAGAAGTAATGCTGAAGTTGTTTTAAAACTTGCATATAATTTCATTGCTTCTTTAACAGTAGTATCAGGTTCCCAGTTAGGTCTTAAGCCTTCTCCTTCCTTAATGGATTTAGACCTTTCTTCTCTATCAACTATATATTGATAGTCACTCCTTGGGTCTTCCATAAAGTAACAGTACCCAAGTTCCATTATAGCTCTTTCTTTTGATGCTGACTTATCTCTATTCCATACTTGTCTAAATGCTTTAAGTGCCAGAGCCTCTTCTGAGATTGTCAGGTTATAACCTTCATATCTAAATAGTTTCATATCCTAAATAAAAAAAAAAGCCCGCCTTAATTAGGCAGGCTTAAAATTAGTTCAATTCAAGCTTAGGAGTGTCAACCACAATGGTTGGATTCTCATCAAACTCCTCAATCTCTGCAACATATTTGATATCATTGTCAAATAGATATAGGTGAGGAACACCTTCAATATCTATTATATCAAACTTGTAACCTTTTACTGGATTGTCTTTAATAACTCCATCTTTAAGAGTACCTTCTCTATGCTCTCTTACTTCATATCTTTTAGGGTTAATAAATACTGTATCTCCTACTTCAATACCTTTCACCATTGGCCCAACAGCTACTACAGTTTGGAACTCTTTAATTGTTCCTGATTTTGAGGCATCCAGTAGAGTTGTTCCTTTAATATATTGCTTGTCATCATACTTGTTCATGGTAGTTACAAGACCATTGAACATTGGTTTAATCTTCTTTACAGTTATCATTTTTCAATTGTTTTAACTTCTCAAATCTCTTCTTAACTCCCATCATTCTATCATAAGTACATGATAGTTTACCTATTGAAGGTATATTAAAGTTAGTTCTTAACTTATCAAACTCTTCTTTAGTAAGGTCTTCCTTTAGTGGCAAGGATTTTATGGACTCCCTTATAAACTTCCAGTAAGATTCATAGGCTTCTTTTACCACTTCTACTGGTATTCCAAGTTCAATTGATACCTGTCTTAATGCTTCTGAATATATCATTGAAACTCAAAGAATAACATTAATTTAAATGAACCTGTATCTTCATCCATATTAGGAATAAACTTTGGATTAATCTTTCCATCAATAATAATCCTATTCTTTCTGAACTTACCCATGATTACTTGAAAATGAGCTGGAGAAATATTACATTCCTCTCTTACCTTTCTCTTAGTATCTTCATTCATTGTAATCTGGTCAAGTACTTCTGGGTCAGTTATAACCTTACTTAACTTGTATCTTATTCTCACAAAAGCTGTTATAACTTCCATTTCTCTTTCTGTAAGATTATGAAATGGTTGTAGAAACTCAAACCAATATTTAAAGAAATTCCCATCAGCCTTGCAAGGAATCCTAATTACTCCATCTGCTCCCTTGCCCATACTACCTCCTTATTCTTTATTCTCTTCAGGAGCCTCTTTTTGCTCTGTAGGTTCTGCCATAAGAGACTCAAATTCAGAAGTACATTTCTTGATAAATTCTTTATCCAAAGGCAAATCAGGAGTAGTAATAATTCTCCATAGCCATTCAAGTCTCTTGAAGAAGTTAGATAGATTAGCTTCTTCTAAACTTTTAGCAAGTTGCTGATTCTGTAAATATAACTGTCTTGATTGCTCTGAAACCTGATGTAGAGCATTCTTTAACTCTTCCTCATTAAGAGGTTGTCTCATCTTTAATGCTGATGTATTTTTATCCATTCTTATTACTTGTTAAATAACTTCCACCATATCTTTGTCCATATAATTTCTCCCAAGCAAATATACTGGAAGAATCCATCTCTGTACCTCCACACTTAGTACAATAGTCAGTACCATCTGCACTTCTTATTGCTAAAGATAAGCAATGATGACAGTAGATAACTGGTTCAGCATTATAATCAACCTTATTTTCGTCTTCTCCCTTATCCATAATATTGCTTAGTTATAATATACTAAATATATTTGTCCTCCAAGAGGGAACATACTAACAATGTCCTCCTTCTTAATCTCAAGCTCAATAGCTTGTTTTATAACATCTCTAACTGTTGTACCTACAACAGCAGTAATCACTTTTCCATTCATTCTTAGTGTATTTAATTAATTGGGGGCAAGCAAGGAGTCGAACCTTATCTTTAGCCTATGAAACTAATGTGCTACCATTACACCAACTTGCAAGAGCAGATAGAGAGACTCGAACTCTCACCTAAAGATTGGAAGTCTATAGTACTAACCTTTATACTATATCTGCATTTTAATTATTTGAGGGAATGCCCAGAATTGAACTGAGAAATCTGCTTTACAAGAGCAGTGTTTTACCATTAAACTACAAACCCATTATGGTATCTCAAGAGGGGGTCGAACCCTCACTTTTACAGGGCTTAAACCTGTTGTGTCTACCAAGTTGCACCATTGAGACATCATTCAGTCAGCATGAACCTAAATACATACTGATTAATCTTTAGTATGAATGTCTCTGTCTCAGATTTAATACCAGCACATATAGTTGTTTCTGGTATTCCATCATAAAACTCTTTGGTCTTATACTGTACATACTTCATGAATTCCTTTGTTGAAGTAGCATTGAAAGGAGTACCATGAACTGTATTAAAGTCAAAAGAAACTCCAGTAATACCCATAGCTGATTCAGCTACCAAGTCTTGAAAATCACCTACTTCTTCAAGGAAATCATCTAAGTATAGATGTGCCCCTCTTTTATCTCTGTTTGGAAGTTTGAGAGAAGCCCAATGTACATTCTTAGTTTGAGTTTTAATACCCTCAAGAACATTCACATATTCATGGAAGAATCTGAATAAACCAGCATCCTTATCTTCTTCCATTACTGTTTCTTCTCTTTGAAAACCTTCCAATAGATTGTCTCCAAATGTATCTATCATATTGTTTTAATTTGATGTTACAAAGATATGTATTATAATTTATATATGCAAGTAAATCTGCATATTTTTTTTTGTACCCTTAGTAGGAGTCGAACCTACAGCCTTCTGAGCTTAAATCCAGAGTGTCTACCAAATTCCACCAAAGGGGTATTATAAATTGTGGGAACTCTAAGAATTGAACTTAAGCCTTGGGTTTTTCAGACCCACGTGCAATAACCACCTACACCAAGTACCCATTAAGTGGGAGTAAAGAGAATCGAACTCATATAGCCTGAGGCAGTAGATTTACAGTCTACACTAATTCACCACATTAAAGTACTCCCATTTGTTCCCCCATGAGGAATTGAACCTCACCTCATAGATTAAAAGTCTATTGCCTACACCTGTTTGCTATAGGGGAATATGTACCTCCACTAAGACTCGAACTTAGAATCTTCTCCTTAAGAGGGAGCAGCTTTAACCATTCAGCTATAGAGGCATTTAATTGTACTGAGGGTAGGATTTGAACCCACTGTCTGATGGATATAAGCCATCTGCATTTACCACTTGTGCTACCTCAGCATGTGCCACCCCATTATCTTTCCATAATGTTTTATTTTAAAGGGTGTAGCAGGGGTTTGAACCCTATCCTCTGGAGTCACAATCCAGTGCTTTGACCAATTAAGCTAACTACACAGTTCTGATAATAGGACTTGAACCTATAACTACTGCCTTATGAGAGCAGCCTTCTACCTATTGAAGTATATCAGAATGTAAGTTGGTACACACAGAATTGAACTGTGATTGCATCCTTATCAGAGATGTTTCCTAACCTTTAGAAGATGTACCAATTTAAGCATATCCTAATAGAATCGAACTACTACCTTTGCTTTTGGAGAGCAACATTCTACCATTAAACTAAGGATACATATTATGAACTATAATGACCTAATATCATTACCCATACCCTTGAACAGTACATAAGATTCATAGTTCACTATATCTTTCTCACTTGTTTCAAATTCTAATGTACACAATAAAAGTCTTTTCATCAAAACTTCATTTTCTTTTCTGTACAGCTTCAACTCTACATTTTCTACACCTCCATCTGCCTTCTGAATCTATTGCAAATAAAGTGTTTCCATGTTTATTACAATATCTTATTTCTTCCATGCGGGAATAGAAAGAATCGAACTTTCACCTATTGATTAACAGTCAAGTGCTCGACCTTCGAGCTATACTCCCAATTAAATGTTGCTCCTATTAGAATCGAACTAATGACCTTCACTGTGTAAAAGTGCTATTCTAAACCACTGAACTAAGGAGCAATGTATAGGGCTTTTTAAAGAGTGCCCCTCTAACTTCTTCTCTGTAAAAAAAAAAACAAACATTATGAAAACATGAAACAGTGGATACATGTGGGACTTGAACCCCAACTTCACAGTGCAAATGTGATGTGTTAGCCAATTACACTACATGACCCATTTGTATAGTAGACAGGACTTGAACCTGCATCCTCTGCATCCCAAATGCAGTGCCCCACCAATTAGGCTACTACTATATTGTTATAATACATTATTAGGAAAACTTTTTAGAGCTTCCTCTCTTGAGGAATAATATTTTCCAATCCAACCAGTTCCCATAGTTTTAGGATTATAGAACCACTCATAACTTTGGCTATTCACATAACCTTGTCTCTCTTGTAGTTCAATACTATCTAACATGGACTTTAAAGTATGTTTCATACATACTGATTTAAAATCTAATCCTTCTATGGTATCTACTAATTTAGGTTTTGTAGATGTATATCCATCTATAGAATAATACCCTAACCAAATTTCAAACTTTTCCATATTAATTCATTATATATTGCGGAGGATATAGGATTTGAACCTATACATCCTTTAAGACTACTGACAGTTTAGCAAACTGCTCCCTTACCATTAGGGTTAATCCTCCAACTTTAAATAAAGCCCACAATGACATTTATCATTTTCTCTGTAGTCACTGCATGGACATTTCTTATCCTCACCTGTATTATGACAGGGACATTCTCCATTATTAGCCTCACATCTTCTTAGTATAGCATTAACTACCTTATCATTAGGATTCAACACCCATCCTTCTTTTCTCAAAATTTGTATCATAATGCGGAGAAAGGAGGTCCCGACCCCCAGTCAAATAAATGACCAATCTGTTTTCAAGACAGTTCCCAGACCCTCTGAGTTCCTTCTCCATTTGCCCCTCCAACTCTTTGGTAGAGGACTTAGTTCAGGGCAGTCTATGAGGGAATTGAACCCTCCATCTCCACATTGACAGTGTGGCATGTTAAACCTCTACACCAATAGACTATTTTGTAGTAGGTAGGGGATTTGAACCCCTCTCTGCAAGGTTGAAAACCTTGTGTACTAACCACTATACTAACCTACCATTTTGACTACCCTATCTTCACAGACCAGATAGTCCACTCTTTAAAAATCATGAAACAAAAAAAAAATCCACCTTCAAAAGTACCCCATTAAGGACTCGAACCTTATCTAAAACTTTAGAAGAGTCTTGTGCTTCCATTACACCAACAGGGCATTTATTGTTGTTCCAGCAGGAATTGAACCTACATTACTTGAGCCAAAATCAGGTGTAATAACCATTATACTATGGAACAATGTTCTTATCTTCTAATCATGATGCAAAGATAAGTCAAATATTTGATATATGCAAATCTTTCACTAATTATTTTCAAGATGGTATGAAAATACTCCAGAAGTGAATTAAGATAATGGGCTGAATTATTATCTTAATTAAATACCCATTATCTTATTAGCCCATTTTTCAGTATAAAAATGATAATAATTATATTTTCCATTCTTCCAACAACATCCAATATAATTATTAAGCCAAGCATGTAGTATAGAGGGAATACCAATAACCAATAAATATAAAGGACCAAGTATCTTACTCTGCTTTACATGACCACATTCATGTTTTATAACTATTTCTTTGTCAATGTAATCTTGATTAATAAAGATATATTTCCCAAGAGATACACCACCCTTAGTTTTCTGTAAATATACTTTAGCACCTACACTCCTTGAGTCATTATTCTCTATAACACATATTCTATTATCTTTAGATATAGACCTATAGATTATACCACATAAATTCTGTGGGAATTGCCACAACCAAAGTAGAAAACTAATTAACCATTTCATACCTTACATCTCTTTACATCCAACATTCTTGAACTAACTCCCTGTGCATAGTATCTCCTATCATTGTTATTTACTGATACACAGATAGCACCTTCACACTTAACAATGTTTACATTCTTAATAACTTCTTCAATAACTCTTTTCATATATTTGTTCATTAAAGTGTATAACAATCCCTTAAGCAGATTGGTTCTCTGCCAGAGTAAAGTTTCCAGTACCCCTACCATGACACTTCATTACAGGCGGTTAATCCCCAAGAGCACTTTACCCTCAACCTTTTCTCATATACATAGGTGTGCTACTGTAACTTATAATCAAGGCATTTCTTAGCAGGATTTTCACCTCATCCACAGGCATACCAGCCTTTATATAAGCTCCCTATTTATGGGAGAAGTGGATTACTACCCTGTCAGCTCCAAAGCCTGAACTTCTGTAAGGGACTTCTTTGGAAGAGAAATCAGATGTATAGTTCTAATTCTGGTGCAAATATAAGTAAAATAAATGACATATGCAAATCTATGATTATTATTTATGAAAGTTTAACTATTGACTATATAATATGCTGTTCTTTTAAGGCTTTTAAACATCTTGCAGTCCATTCTACTAATGGTTCATCATTATCACAACTCATGTACT